CGGCCAATGGAAAACCGAAAACTTTAAATGGGCCCCCATAGCCAACGAAATCCAAGGCGCTCTCGAGCTCGTTGTAATCCACCCCGTCACAGGCTACGAAATCCGCCGAACGGGAGCCGCCTCAATAGTTATTATGGTAGATAAGGCGCCCGAAAACATCCAAGGCCAGGAACGTAACCAATGGGCGCTTAACCCATCCAACAAAAAACCCAACGCGCTCGATATGGCATTCGGCAAACTCAAAAGCGAATGTTTAAAGAATGCAGCCCAAAGCCTCGGGCCCATCTTTGGCCGCGACCTTAATCGTAAAAATAAGGACGTTTATAAGCCGTTCAAGATACCCAGCGCGGGCGAACTCCCCGAGGCCCTTATTTCACGCCTTGAGGTTGGCATCCTTAACGGTGACCCGCAAGCCGCTGAGGCTATCAAAGCCCTCGAGAGCCATCTAAGCCCCGAGCAAAAAACCAATTTACAAACCCTATTAATCCAAAAAGAAAATGGAAATTAATCCTTATCTCGCCGAGTATATGGCGAGCGTTAACCAACAAACAGCCGCCTGGGATAAGTTACGCCTCGGACGCTTTACAGGCTCAGGAATTAGCGCGCTAATGACGGGCCCGAAAACCAAGGCCGCAAAGGAGGCGGGCGAGCTCAGCGAAACCGCCAAAAAATACATTTACGAGAAAGTAATGGAGGAGGTTACAGGCCAAAGCGCTAACGAGGCCACGTCCCGCGCGATCGATTGGGGGAATGAATGGGAGGAGCACGCGTTACTTGAGCTCAAAAAAGCCCTCGGGAGCCCTGATGCATCGACCGAACTCAAACCGTCGTTTAAACTGTTTAACGATTACTTTGGGTGCTCACCTGATGCGTTCATGATTGAGCCGAATTTCGGGGCCGTTGGGGTCGAAATAAAGTGCCCGTGGAACTCGGTTAACCATTACCTCCATTCTCAGGTTGAAACGGCCGAGGACCTGAAAAAAGTTAACCCCGATTACTACTGGCAGATTATGGGTAATATGTTAACGTTTAATTTGCCCGCGTGGATATTCGCCAGCTACGACCCGCGCCAACCTGAAAACCGCCGACTCCATTACGTCGTAATCGAGGCCGAAATCGACGCATTGAATGAGCTTTGCGAGCGTATGGAATCCGCCCACCGCTATAAAGAATCAATTAAAACCGCTTGGATTAATTCGTAACCCTTAAATTTTAATATAATGAATAAGAGAAGCCCCTTTAACTATGTCGCTCGTATTGAGCGCGTCCAAAAATGGATAACAGACAACCCAGGACTACACGTAAACGAGATGTTAGATGAAATGAGCGACACCCCGCGCGGGACTTTGAGCGCGTTACTTAGTCACATGCTCGGCGCTGGGCACGTATTACGCCACGAAAGAGGTTTTTACACCTTACCCGAATTAGTGGCGAGTCCTCGGTCGGTAGCTTATGACATTAAGAAACTCAAAAAGTCGCCTAATATTTTCCGCACCATAAAAACGCGAAGGGCAAAGCCAAAGGGAGTACTCTCCGAAATGCCCCTAAATGCCCCCGAGCCGAATGAAATCGAGGCCGCCATTGATTTGTTGAAAAGTCATGGCTATAAAATACTAAAGAGTAAAAATGAGTGGTCTGAAGTTTAGTATTATTGCCATGCATACTCATAATGAAATTTAAAAAATCCCCCTTCCGTTCATTGCCGTCAGCCGTAAGGCAATGGGTATGCCTTTGAGCGTTGGGGGGTATTTTTAAAATGAAAAAATCTTTTTTACTTTACATCGACGCCCTCGAGGTTCTGAATGTTTTAACCGATGAACAAGCGGGGCAATTATTTAAAGCCATTCGAGCTTATCAGTTAGGAATTGAGTTCGAATCCGAGCCCATTATTCAAATCGCGCTGGCTTCATTCATTCAGAATTTTAAACGCGATAATGAAAAGTATTTAATGATAGTCGAACGTAACCGCTCGAATGGGTTAAAAAATAGCAAGTTAAAATATGAAACCCAAAAAACCCAAAGGAACCCAGTGGGTTCCAATGGCATCCACTCGGGGCCACTCGTAACCGATAATGGTAATGATAATGATAATGTAAAGGGTAATGGTAATGTTACTCAAGAAAAAAAATCTATAAAAAAAGAATTTACCCCGCCAACCCTTGAGGAGGTAAAAACTTGGTTTATCGAAAACGGTTCCACCGCTCAGGCTGGCGCTAAGGCTTGGCAGTATTACACCGATGGGGATTGGGTTGACTCTAAAGGAACGCCCGTTAAGAATTGGCGCCAAAAAATGAGGGGTGGGCGCTGGCTTGAAGATAAACCAAACGCCCAAACCAAACCCGAGGAGGTTTATCGGTCGCTCGATCGTGAATTAGTCCCAGGCTCAAACATCCTTTATAAATACAATCCCCACGGATAACCCCAAAAAACACCCATGTTAACACCGCCAAACGATACCGAACTCGAAAAAATAGCCCTAGGAGCCATTTTACTCGATTTTAACGCACTCAAACGCGTTGAGGGTATCCTAACGCCAGAAAAGTTTTTTGACCCGCGTAATGGGCTTATTTTCGATGCAATCCAAAAACTCAAAAGTGAGAATTTACCCATCGACATTTTAACCGTTACTCAAACGCTCAGAAAATCGAAACAATTGAGCGCGGCGGGAGGGCCCATTTACCTATCAGAACTCACGACACGCGTAAGCTCCACCGCAAACCTCGAGACGTGGGCGCTCCAAATGGTGGAAATGTACCTAAAAAGGGAGCTGGCTAAAATGGCGGCGCGGTTAGCTGAGGAGGCCCTTTCGCCTGAGTATGACCCCTTCGACCTTTATAATAGTTACTCGTTACAATTAACCGACCTCATTAAATCTAACCTCAAGGGCGAAACCTCGCATATTTCACAAATTACCCCCGAAACGACGCAAAGCATCGAGGAGCGCGAGCGCCACGGCCTGAGCGGAATCCCCACGGGAATAAGGAGCGTCGATCATATTCTCGGAGGCCACCAAAAAGGGGACCTCGTTTACATAGCCGCCCGCCCAGGCATGGGGAAAACCGCCCTCGCGTTAAGTGTGGCGCTAAACATGGCTCAAAGCGGTTACCCCGTGGCGTTCTTTTCACTCGAAATGTCACGGGCTCAATTGGTTTTTAGGCTGGCGTCCATCCTTTCGGGGATAAACGCCGAGAAGCTCGCGAAATATACCCTCAATACCGAGGATAAACGAACCTATTACCAAACCGTCGACCGCTTAAACGCCCTTCCGATATACATTGACGACCGCCCAGGCCTTTCGATATTTGATTTAAAAACCCGCGTTCGAACTTTGGCGGAGCGTTCAAACGTAAAGGCGGCCTTTATTGATTACGTTCAACTCCTGAGCGCGGGTAATAAAAAAAATTTCGGGAGCCGTGAGCAAGAAATCAGCACAATATCGAGAGGCCTCAAGTTAATTGCAAAGGAGAACGCCATTCCCGTAATCGCATTAAGCCAATTAAGCCGCGCCGTAGAAGCCCGCCAGGATAAAAGGCCCCTCCTTTCGGATTTAAGGGACTCGGGGAGCCTTGAGCAAGACGCCGATGTCGTGGCGTTTCTTTATCGCGCTGGCTATTACGACACCAACTCACCAACGAACGGGGCCGAGTTTATAATCGCAAAGCATCGAAACGGGCGAACGGGGATGTTGAGCGTCAATTTTACCCCCGAAACGATGCACTACACCGATATTCAAACCAAACCAATAAACATAAAAGAATCATGGGATCTATGAAAGTTTATAAAAACAAAAAGACGGGGAGCTACGACGTACTAACCGAGAAAAACCTACTCTTTCACGTGGAAAAATGGGGCGTTTCGTTTGTTGGTATTGTAAACAATAATTGGCAGCCAGACGGGAAATTATTAAAAAGAACGCCGATTAAAATATATTTACGGCTTATTGATGAAATGACAAAAAACGGGCGTAAATATGAATTCCTTTTAAAATTTTATGAAACGTTGCCGCGTGTGCAAGGAAAAATTTAGCCCAACTTATTCGAGCTTGCAAGCAACTTGCACAAAGCCCCAATGTTTAATTGAATGGGGCCGAATGGCTGAGCGCAAAAAAGCGAAACGGGAAATTAGGCAAATGCGAGAGAACGTTAAGAGCGTCAGTCAATACCGTCGAGAGCTTCAAAAAGTGTTTAACGAATT